GCTTATTGGTAATTTTAGTCTTTCTCATTTGGCTTGTAAGCTCTTTTAGTGGTGTTTGGTTAGGGTTAGGTCTTAATTTTGCAATTTTTTGCTCTACAGCGATATATGGGCTTTACATGATAAATAAGGGCATTTTATTAGATGTTAGCTATACTTTAGTCGCAGAATTTGTGTCAGGCAGCATTGCTTACTACTTAAACTTCAGAAAACAGCATAAGTTACGTCAACAAATTAAAAAACAGTTTGAGCATTACCTCGACCCAAGACAAGTTGCCCAATTACAAAAAGACCCAAACTTGCTTAAGCTAGGTGGCGAGAAAAAATATTGCACATTTTTGTTTACCGATGTCAGGGGGTTCACTGCCATGTCAGAAAGACTAGACCCACAAGAAGTCATTAGCATTATGAATCAAGCACTCACTATCCAAACTAAAGCAGTGCAAGCACATGGTGGCATGGTGGATAAGTTTATTGGCGATGCGATGATGGCAATATTTAATGCCCCATTAGATTTAGACAAGCATGAGGACAAAGCCATTGCAGCAGCTCTGCAAATGCGAGACGAGATAAATAAAGCACAGTTAGATATTCGTATTGGTATCGGGCTATGTTCAGGCATAGCTGTGTTAGGGAATACTGGTAGTGAATCACGCTTCGATTATACAGCTATCGGTGATGCAGTGAATACAGCAGCACGCTTAGAAAGTTCTACTAAAGATGTCGGTGTCGATTTGCTCATAGGTGAAACGACAGCACAAGCCACAAAATATAAGTTACAATCATTAGAGCCGATACAAGTTAAAGGCAAAACTAACAAGTTAAGGATATATACATTATGAAAGATGAACTATACACAGAACTAACCAATCACATTAAAGAATACGAAGGCTTTTCACGACTTGTCTACGAATGTACTGGTGGCTACGCTACTATCGGTTATGGTCGCAATGTCGAACAAGTGGGTATCTCTAAAGAAGAAGCCGAGCATCTGTTACAAAATGACATACAGCAATGCTTGAAAGAACTGCGTAGTATTATGAACAAATTCGATGAGTTGCCTGACAAGGCACAACTAGTTTTAGTCGATATGTGTTACAACTTGGGTTTATCTAAATTACTAAACTTTGAGAATATGTTGGATGCCATCGATGCAGGCAACTGGGAAAAAGCCAGCGAAGAATTGTTGGATAGTCGTTACGCTTTACAAACTAAGAGACGAGCCAGAATCAACGCAGCTTTTTTGCTTTCTTGTTCAGACGTTTAGTCGTCTCAATCATATTGATTAACTTAAATAAAGCATCCTCTTTCAAATCGTGCTTCATAATGTTGCAGCGATAAGTGATGAGTTGGATGTTGTCTGGTTCGTAACCCTTTTCTGGGTCTATCCTGTCCAAAGATATATTAGTATCAACCTTGCCCTGTCCTGTAAGCCATGTCATCTGTTGCCCTGACAAAGCACACTTGCCTTCTTGTTTGTGATAACAGTTGTAGAGGTGGGCTTGATTGATGTGCCAAGTTAAGTCAGCTCTTGAAGTTCGTCTTGTGCCTGATTGCACTTCGTATCTTAATTTAGAAAACAGCTTGTCCATGTAGCTGTATTGGTCAAGTCCTGCTTGGGTGGCTCGGTATTTCTTGTCACAGTCTTTGCATCTGGCACGCAGCCTATCACCTCTGTCAATATAAGCATTGGCTTTGGTGATAGGTGTTTGGCAATCTTTACATTGCTTTATGCTTTTCGCATCCATCGATATACTGTCGTATGGTCAACAGTATAACCCACATTCTCTAACAATGTCTGCAAGGCACGACAAGACAAGTCTGGGTGGTACTTATACAAACGCATAGCGTAGTCGTAGGCTTTCTTTTTCTCAGCCTGTATGTATCTAGTTCCCTTCTTCATCATTTTTCACCTTCCAAACTCTATATTTATAATTATTAGTAGTGAAATCACATTCAGCATTTTTATCTACTCGAAATACAGGTTTATAACCTTTGCAATAGTTATAAATTGCTTGTCTTAAAATATTAGCTTCTTTTTTTGTGCAAAGTACAGAATCACCATCTTCCATCTCTAACGCAATTTTTGCGTACTTGCCATATCGGTGAAAGGATTTAGGTATTATTGGTATATTTTTTTCAATTTTCATCTTCTAACCTCTTAACTTGCACAGTTTTCTTTCTGACAGTGTAAGCATCTTTCGCTGGCACAATCTTTTCTGGTTGTGCTTTGTAAGATACACTGCCCCATTTGACTTGCCATCTGTCGTGTGTGCCGACAGTTGCCTTGCCCATCTTGTTTTGTATCTCCAATGTGGCTTTGGCTTTCAAGTCTTGCAAGAGTTTCATCTGCTCATCGACATGGGTAATAGTACGAAACAACTGCTCATCCTCATCGCTAAACTCATAAGCCAGTTCTGGGTCAGCTTCAGCGTGGATGCGAGCTGCATCGCTAGATGTCGTTGGTGGGTAAAACTCGCCTGTGGCTATGCGTTGGTCAAAGTCAGTAATAACTGTCTCTAATTCACGTTCAAAGGCAAAGTCTCTACGCATGACATAAAGTTGCAACATGGTAGAACGATACAAGACTGCCACGACAGCCCAATCGTATTCAGTGCAAGCCATCAGTCCTTTGCATTGCAACACACCTCTGTAATCAGCAGGTATGCCATCGTCAGGAGCAAAGGTTGCTGTTGCCTTACTTTCCAAAACACCTTTACCAGATAAACAGATTGGTTCACCATCTTCGGTAAAGATTGTTTCATTATCTGGTTCGATAATCAGATTGTCAGCGTAAGCTGTGCCATCCAATGACCCCATTAAGGGCAAAGATTCGTGTTGCACTGGTGTGGTGATATCCGTCACTAAGTTAGACAACCCTAATTCTTCAGCAGTAAGCTGCAAGATTAGTGGCTCTAGCTTGTCACCCATCTTCTGTATGACAGTTTGTTCTGTCCTGACATTCTCACCTGCTCTAGCCCTAACACATCTGTCCAATGCTTCGTTAGGGGTTTGATAAGGCGACTTATTAAATATAACTGGCAAAATGCTACATGATGCCATTGAATCTTTAGTTAATTTTCCTACCATCTTTTCTCCTTTGTAAGACAGTGTACACTTTGGCATACACCCTTTTTAAACTATACACACACAGTCGGTCTTTCGCTTTGTGCATATTTTCTCTTTTATCAATCTCTGTCACCAGAGCT